TTCTATTTAGTAGGCATGTATCCATATTCTATTTAGTAGGCATGTATCCATATTCTATTTAGTAGGCATGTATCCATATTCTATTTAGTAGGCATGTATCCATATTCTATTTAGTAGGCATGTATCCATATTCTATTTAGTAGGCATGTATCCATATTCTATTTAGTAGGCATGTATCCATATTCTATTTAGTAGGCATGTATCCATATTCTATTTAGTAGGCATGTATCCATATTCTATTTAGTAGGCATGTATCCTTTTTAATAAATCCTATTTTTTATATTAAAATACGGACAAATATTATATCTTATATATTAAACTGTCAAATAAACATAAAATAAATAGTAAAATAATGATTATAACATAAAAATACATCACCAATATAAAAAAAAGTTTAAAACATTTAAAAAATATTATAATAGCTAAAATATATAACATTAAATCAATAATAGTTTATATGGATAGTAAAATAAAAATTTATCATAATTTAAATATAAATACATGTAATAAAGAAATATCAATGATATTAAATGAATTTCATATATTAAAACATAAGAATTTGATACTATATCGTAATAAGAAGTTATGTACTAGAGATAATATTTGTGAAAAAATAAATATATTAAAATTAATAAATTTAAATTTTTGTAATAATTGTGATAAATATGCAGATTATATAGGTTATTGTTTAGATCATTTAGACCAAAATTCAATTGATCGATATATCAGTGAATTTTATGAATATATAAATGCTCATCCTGAACATAGTGAATACATAGAAAATTTTCTAATAGAATATCAAAAAACAATAAAAAAATATAAACGAATATGTAAAAATATATTAGAATGTTATGATAAAAATACTATAGTAACATTCGATATAAAAAATAATGAATACGCACAATATATTAATAATATATATGATATTAATTATAATAAAATTACCATAAAATTTGACAAAATTATAGCATATGAATTATTAGAAGAATATAATAATATGAAACTAAAAGAAATAGACATTATAATTCTTATAAAATTTTTACATAGAAAATATAATTATGATATGTATATTTATGAAAATATATTCAATAAAAAAACACCAACTAAAATATTTATTGGTAATAACAATAAATTATATAATCACATTTTTAATAGTAACATAATATATAATATTGAATTTATTGATACAGAATATCCAATAAATATTGATGGTCATACTCTACGAATTGATATTTATATGATTATTAAGGTATTAGATCTATATAATGATAATGATATACCAAAATTTAAATATTTTAAATTAATAATAGAAACTGATGAAAACCATCATTATATCAATAAAGACAATAATTATGATAAATCAAAAGATAAATATTGTATAGAAAATAATATTAGTTTGCTTAGAATAGATGTTACACAAAATAATAATAAATTATCAAAACAAGATATTGAATTTTGTTTATTTTTTATAAAATATTTGATTAAAATTAAAAAAACAATATATTATTTCTCATCAAAATATATTGATACACATCAAAAACAGTTGAAAAATATAAATATTGATAATATATTAGAGAATAAAAACAATATAAATAATATAAACAATATAAACAATATAAATGATATTAATAACATAATTAGTTTTGGATCTACTACCAAAAATATAATCAATATTAATGATGCACAAGATATAAGTGATATTAAAAATATAGATTATTGCATAAAAAATCATCTTACAGAAATTATAAATAAATTTACATATAAATTTGATGATGATACTGATACTGATGATACTGATGATACTGCTGATACTGATGATACTGATGATTAATAATATATAAATTTTTGTTCATTTCTATTACCAACAAAATTATTAAAAATATTATTATATTCTTCTCGTGTAATTCCATCTCCTATAACTTCCATAATAATTAAACTATGTGATATTTTCTTAAAAAATACCGAAGTACCCATTCCACCTGATAATAATAAATATGTATCGTTTTTTAATTCTTTTCTTATTTTATCATAATTATAAACAACAACTGGATAATAATCATCTTTTATTGGATTTTTATTATTAGCAAATGCAATAATTATTCTTCCTTGATAATATTCTTCTTCGTCTATTTTTCTCATTAACAATTCTTTTTTAACACTATCACCACATTCTCGTTGTCCATGTGAAAATTTACCACATTTTCCACATTGATGATCTCTTGTTTTATGATTTTGTGAAAATCTACATCCTTCAACTTGACAATGCATATAATAATTATATACACAATATATATAATTATTAAACGAATAATATAATAATTATTAACTATGTATACTTATAGGGATAATAGGGGAATCTTGCCCATGTTTTAATATTTATTTTACACCTTTTAACATTTAAAATGCCGATTTTTCAGCAAAAAAAAATATTAAAAGACTGATTATTGAAAATCAGTAAAAACAACTTATATACTATCTTTTACTCTATTTAAATTAATAAATAGTAATAGTAATTTTTTATTCTCTTCTAAATTCTTTTATTCTTTCTTTCTTGTTGTCTAACATATGTATCACTATTTTTAACATATTTATACAACTATTCTTATCTCTTGTTAAAAATTTGTAAGTCTCAAATATTGATTTATTTTCGTCTTCTGGACTACCAATATTTTTATTCTTACAAGTTTTACATCCTAATAATCTAAATTTTGTTTCTCCTTTTAATTCTATATTTTCTACATCATTAAAACAATTACAACACTTTTTACTTGTGTTATATTCATCTATTAATAATGTATTATATCTTTTACTTATTAATCTTTTTAATCCTACTCCCATTGTCGATGTTCCTTTTATACAAGTTCCTTGTTTATTACTCCAATCACCTATACATACAACAATATCTTTTTTATCTCCAAATTTATTTTCTATGTTATTAAGAAATTTATCCTCACTTTTTTGTCTATATGTTTTTGTTCTCCAATTTATTTTTCTATATAATAATTTTTCATAAAATGATTTTGTTTTCTCATTTGTTTCATGTTTTGCTTTAATGAAATCTTTAAATTTATCATAATTAACTGTTGTTGATAAATATTTACTTAATTTAGTTTCTTCATCAATTATATTTGCAATATTTTTATCTATTAAACTTGTTTGTTTTGTTCTATTTTTATTTGTATTTATAATTCTTCTATTTCTTTTTGTCAAACTTTCAGTATCTCTTTGCATACATGAATATTTTAATTCATTTCCACTATTGTCCATCATATATAATAAATATTTCTTTCCGGGATCTGCGCATACAATATTTTTTGTTTTCATATCTTTTATTTGTGTTTCTGATAAATCATCAATATACGATATACTATTATCAACTGATTTTACTTTTCCTCCATATTTTTTATCTTTAATAGATATGTGTTTAAATAATAAAGAACATCCGATACCATCAGTTTGAATAGTATAATTAAATATATAATCTTTTGTAGATTTAAATATTTTTTTATTCATCTTAAAATAATCATCCCACACACTATATTGTATTTCTTTTAAACTTTGTAATAATTTTCCTTTCTCTTTTGTTGTTGTAAATAAATTAATAAGACTTGCGGTGTCAATAGTGATATATTTTGGCACGTTATTTTTTCTTAATGATAATGGTTGAAACAATTTTATAATTTGACGATTTAATTGTTTAATTTCTTCAGATGATACGTTATTTTCTTGTTTAATTTTTATTTGATTCTTTATAGTTTCATTAAATTCTTCATATTTTGAATTCATATAAAATGAATATTTGATATATTTAAATGGGTATGCTTGACAATCATATGGTATTGATTTTTTAAATTCAGTTGGAATAATATTATTCTTATTATCATCAACCCATTTTTTTATTTTTGTTGGAATATTCTCAAATTTATTTTCATTTATCGCTTTTTTAAGTTTCCATAATGTTTCTTTCTTTTCTTTAATATATTCTTTTTCCTTTTCTTTTAATGATTTATTATTTTTAATTTTTTTAGTTATTCGAATATTCTTACTTATAATATATTTTTTATTATCATCTTCAACTATTTTACTATATTTTTCATCATAATATTTACCACAAAAGATATTTATAAATCTAAATAAACGTTTTATAAAATGTTCTTTTAAATTTGTGGTAATACAAGTTTCCATTGTTTGACATATATATGGAATTACAAAAGACATACATTTTAAATCATATTTTTCGTGATTAAAAATTGGTTTAAATTCTGTAGTATAAAAATTATTTAATTCATTTATTAATATTATATTTTTTGATTGTTTTCCTCTAGTATCTTTAGTTCCTAATGTAGTAATAACATAAGAAATAAAATCAGAATCTAAATCGGGTATAGATTGATTATTTTTATATTTATATAATGCAAATAATCTGATAAACATATAAGCATCAATAACAATATGATTACATTTGATTACTAATTCATTAATTTTATTATGAATCTCAGGATCTTTAATAATAGATTTCAAAGACGTTTTAATAGTTCTATATGGTGTTTTTTCTTTAGTAAATTTTGCTTCTTGAACAATATCTGGTTTTTTCTTACGTTTCATTATAATCTATATTTAGAAAATAAATTTAATTTTTCTAACGCAAAACTATGTAAAAATATGTTTTTATATGAAAAATAAAAAATTGAAAATATTTAACTTAAATATTGATCGATTATTACTAATATATTTAATAATATGTTTAATAATTCTCATGCTTCTGATTTCAAAATTATTAGTGAATATGAAATAATTAAAAACAATAATAAATTATATATATGTATAGCATTATGTAATAATATTTATACAAAATATATTACAAAAACTAAATGGAATTATAAAATATCTGTAAAATTTGATAATCAAATAAATGATTTAATATATAAAGATACAGAAGATCAACAAATATTAGTTTTTGAAAAAAATGAATCTGAATATGAATTATATTAAATTTATTTAAGGAACCTTTATTTTATTTATAATAAATGAATAAAGAGATACAAAATAAAATTAATAATTATATATTACAAGATTCAAAAGATTCATCATTTGGATTAAATAAAGAATATTTACCAAAAAATTATATTGATATTACTGATATTAAAATATTATTGGATATCCAAAAAAATAAATGTTATATGTGTAATAATAATGTTAAATTAACATATGAACCCGGATGTAAAAATCAATTTACTTGTGATAGAATAAACGGAAAAAATCCTCATTTAAAAGGTAATATTTTAATAGCATGTTGGTATTGTAATTGTATAGGTTATAACAAACAAACAAAATGTAAAAACAATTGTTGTTTAGAAAGAGATGATGTGTATGATAAAAATAATATAGATATTCAAAATAAAATAAATTTTTTATTAAATGAATATAATAAAAAAATAAATACAAATTATACTCCGAATGATGATTGGATAGATTATGAAAATAATGATAAATTAAACTTTTATGAAGAATATTATGATTCTGTAAATGGATGTATGTTAAAAAAATTTACATCAAAAAAAGCTGCAATTGATTATTATAAAATGGAAAATAAGTTTAAAATTTTTGATTATAATATTGAAATATCTAAATGTAGAAATAATAATAAACAGAATAATCCTGATATTTTTGATAGATGTATTGGTTGTAATAGACATGATGATTTTTGTAGATGTGGGAATTTTAATGATTTTTCAGCATCATAATATTTATTTATCATTATTATCTTCTTTTTTTTGTTTTAATTTTTCTTTACGTTTTAAATATGCATTATGGCGCCATTCCTTTAATTTTTCTGGATTTGTTTCTTTTATTTTATCCATATATTTTTTTGCTTTTTCTTTAACAATTTCAGCATGATTTTCATAATATTTTTTATGTCTATCTGTATTCGTATATGTTTTTAATCTTTCTTCAAGTTCTTTATTTTTATTTTTTAATTCTTCATTTTCTTTAATTAAATCATTAATATTTATTTTATCTGTCATATATATCTAATATAAATTTATATTTTTATATTATTTATATGACACGGCATAAAAGTGAAGACTATAAATTAAGCGCAGTTAAATATTATTTAATCAGTGATGATACACAATAAAATGTATGTAAAATATTTAAATGTTCTGTAAGAAGTTTATTAAGGTGGGTATATAGATATAAATCAGAAGGAGAAATTAAACGTCATAATAGATTTCCCATAGCATATAAAGTATCAAAGAACCATGTTAAATATATTTTAGAGGAATTAACAAAAAATAAAACAATAACATTAGAAGATCTAATAATTAAATTAAAAACAAAATTTAAAAAATTATCAATAAGTAAAATGCATTTACATAGAATTATAAAAGATAATAACATAACATTAAAATTAACAAGATTAAGACATGAACCTATAAAAAGATTTGGAAAGAAAATTAATATTAAATCTAAATTAAAAGAATTTTATGAAGAAATAAGTAAATATAAACTAAAAGATATAATTTGTATTGATGAAACTTCAATTAATGCTTTACAAAAAAGAAATCATTGTTATAATGAAATTGGAAAGAGATGTGTAATAAAAACTCATTCTCAAGAAGTATTTAAAAAATATACATGTATCTTTGCAATTAATAATAAAGGTGTAATTGGCTGGAAATTATATCGTAAAGGAGGAATAGATACAGATAGATTAAAACATTTTCTAAAAAAATATATAACTAGAAAATATAAAAATAAATTAATTATTTTAGATAATGCAAGTTCTCATAGAAATGAGAAAATAAAGAAATTGATAAATAAAAAGAATGTATTATTATATTCAATCCCGTATCAACACTATACAAATACAATTGAGGGCTTCTTTAACATACTAAAATAAAGATTACAAAAATTAGAAGGATTAGTTTATGATGAATTAAAAGACCCAAAAGAATATTATAAAAATATTTTTAAAGGTTCGTATGATAGAAAAATAAAATATATAAAAAAATTAAATAGCAGAAAAAAGAAACTTAAAAATTATCTCTAAAATCGGCGTTTTAAATGTTAAAAGGTGTAAAAACTATATTTTTCTTTGGACAAACTTAAAACTCGGGCAAGATTCCCCCATTTCCCCCATTACATATATATCTACTCTTTTTTAATATAATATCTAATATGGTTTGAATTATGATGATTGTCACCTACAAAATAATATTTTTTAAAGAATATATTGGTTGAATAATAATTCTCGAAGAAACTATAATTATATTTTCTCTTATCATTTTTAGTTAAATTATAATAATAATCACTATCTTTAAAATCACTAAATAAATCTTTTAATTTTATAATATCTGTCTTATTATCTGTTTTATCATAATTATCTTTAAACCATGTTAATATATTACATGATAATTCTAAATATAATTGTGTTCTTTGTTTTATTGCTTCTGGAATTATAAATTTATAATTATTTTCTTTATATTTCTTATATTTTTCAAATAAAATTTTTAATAATGCACATTTATGATTATTTTGAAAATCATTAGTTTTATAAATTTTATTACCTTTATAAATATAATTAGATTCATCTATTAATTCATCATCTTCAACAAAAGAAGATCTAAAATATATATCTATTAATCTCAATATATCTGCTTGTGTAGGTTCTTCAGCAAATAAAGGTTTCTTATTACATTCTACAACAATCGTACAATATAGTTTTTTCTCTGTAGTAGATTCATGATGTCCTCTTGCTGAAAAACTACCTCCACCTGTCAATTCTTTTACAATAGAATTTTCAAATTTGGATTTTTCTGGTGGTTCTCTGAATATTACAAATCTTTTTTTATCAATATTATTCTTTTCTGGATTACTTCCTGTTTTAGAAGGTTCAAATAATATAGCACTATTTGCAATTAACCCATAATCTCCTAACCCACAAAGATATAAATCATGTAATAAACCTTTACCATTTCTACCATTTCCATTTGCAATTGTAAATTTTTCTAAACATCTACCTTCTAATCCAGTCGATAATATAGACAAATATAATTCTCTCTCATTTTCTATTGGAAATATATTATTAATTATATTATTCATTGTTTCTAATTGTTTTTTTTATGGTTCATTCCAATCATATCTAGTTGTTATAGAAATATAATCATCATATTTATATTCTCTAAACTTATCATAATTTAGATCATAAACTAAATTATTAAATCCAAATAAATAAAATTTAGAATCAAATTCTATCTTATTATTTGTTAAGCATTCTTTAGTAGTTTCAATAATTTCTTTCTTAAAATTTAGACTTCTTAATTTATCAAGTTTAGATTTATATATATTAAAACTTTTATCATCCCAAAAACATGTGACTAAAACACTTTTAAGAAAATTATATAGTTCTCCACCAATATAAATTCTCATAATAGTATCGTCTCGTTCCCAGAATTTACCATTATAACAATATAATTCTCCATTTTTCCAAACAAAATCAGTTGATTTTAAATATTTAATATAATGTGCAATACCTGTAGAAGTCATATCAAAATCTTTAAATAATGATTCTTTTTTTATGATTTCTGTATA